ATATCATTGAGATATCCTTCGGTTGCTTTCTTTGCATCAATTAGATTTTCATCTAAGATGTGTCTGATTATGTCTAGGCTCTGGTTCATTGGGTATACCTTCCTTTAAATTTTGTACAAAATTCTATAGTATTATGGAAATTTGCTTGTGATTCAACTAATCTGTTAATTAGACGAGCTTGGTTTATTTCGTTAAGATTATCAAAAACTGAAAGAACTTTTCTGCTATATTCTGGTTTTAATACACTTTCAGATCCATCAGCTAGACCAACAACAATATTATTATTTTGCTTATCACATTCTTTTAACACAGCAATAACTTCATAATTTGGTCTCTTAATATTTAGATTTTCTTCGTTCTCAAAGACCCCACTAAGGGTATCAAAAACTATATTTTTCTTTTTATAGTCTATCTTTTCTTTCAGAATAGCTGACAAATTTTCTTTAAAATTACCTTCTTCTTCATTCAAAAAATTGTGTAGTAGTAATAGCGTATTCATCCTTGAAGTCCTTGTTGTTCTTCTCCTGATATAATTTGACCAGAAGCCATTTCTTTATCTATCTGACTTTGCATTAGAAGTATTTCTTCATCGCTCATGCGCAGAATATTTCTCTTGACATATTCCTGTGAAAAATACTGTCCAATAAGTGGCTGAATTTGTCCTAACATCTGTAGTCTATTTGTGAGAATTTCATTTTCTTTAAGTTCTGTGAAATATGAGTCCCTATTAAAGATCATTTCTATATCAGGACTAATTTCATTCCAGTCATCTTCGGTCAAGATTCCTTTTAGAATACATTGTGCTCTGAGTGCATGTAAGAAGATATGTGAAAATCTAGTTCTGAGTCTTTCAATGTACTTATTGAAGTTAACTTCGTCTCTGGTAATCTCCGCAGACCTACCCATATTAAAGCCATTATCAGCCTGCATTCTAGTGATGGGAACATTGAGCGCGGTATATACCTTCTTGAGTAAGTATTCGACATCTTCCATCTGACCAAGGTTCTGTCCACCCGGAAGGGTGCTGATTTCAGTTCCTCTACCACCTTCTCGGCGTGGGAGATAATAATCTTCAAGCATTGACATATGGTCTCTGCTATCGTTAACCTGACCACTACCCTGATCATACACCATCTTGGTTCGATATCTCTGCATTACTTCACGCAGATATTGTTCGGCTTTTTGTTTCGGTAGGTTACCAACATCAATGTAAAAAACTCTTCGTTCGGGTGCTCTAGAAACACGATAAACAACCACAGCGTCTTCGATCTGCCTGAGCATGTTTACTGGACGAATTGCTTTCTGTAGATATCCAACAACTCTCTTCGAGTTAGCATCAACTAGACCCGAATTTGCGTAGGCAATTGAGTCCTTTGTAATGTTGATTCCGCCATTTGACGTAGGATAAATTGAATCTTTATCTGTGTTGGTATAAACATAATATTCCTCTACACCTTCGACCAAAGACAGTGATTTAGATCCATCGTTTTTACTTCTATTTACTTTTCTTACCCGCTTAATTTTAGTTGGGTCAATAGGTCTAAGTTCAACAATCCCTTTCATAGGATCTTTCTCATCGATCACCATTTGATAAAATAACTTAGAATCAACATACCACCTTCGAAAGATTTCATATGCTTTTTTATGAAAATCCATGAGACGAAGAACTTGATTAAATTCATTCTGAATTTTTATTTTGATAGAATCTGATAGTTTAACTTTTCCTAGACCAACCTTGACAGGCTTTCTATCTGTCCCCATGACAATAGCTTCATTACAGATGTCTTCAATTGCATTGTCAACTTCAGGAAAAAGAGCTAGGCCTCGATACTGTGCGATTAATGCGTTTTCATCTCGCACTGCACCAGTAAAGTCAACATAGGTTCCCAGAATTCCTCCTGTTTCAAATTGATATGATCCATCGTATTCATCAGGAGTAATAGCTGATCTGGCTTGCACACCGGGGAGTTCTGTTGCAACTCCTTCTGTATCCTTTAACGATCTTCCAATTGTAAACCCTAGTAAGTTAATTGCCATTTTTTCTCCATACTATAATTAGTTGACATCTTTCACTGTATGATATGAATATTCAACCGTAACTGTGAATTCTACTAAGGTATCTATGGAGTTTGCATCCATGGAAATTGGACCGACAATTGTTGGCCAACAATCATTTAGCTCAACTTCTTTGAGAACTGTATTACCGTTAGCACCTATTTGTTTTATTTTCCAGTCTGTGGTAAAATCATTCCAATCTTGATTGTTTATGTTTGTTTTGTGATCATTGATTGTATTACTCCAATCATTGAACTTGGTCCATAAAGAATCCTTACCACCTTGATCTAAAACTCTGAATGTCCATGGGAAATATATTCTGTCACCAGGCCATTTTAAAATTCTTCCTCTATAAGGTATTCTAATTGGGTTGATCTGACTCGGTGGTAAACTTACTGCACGAATAAAAAATCTATTTAAACTGTCGTCAATCCCTGTACCCGGAAATTTCATCTCGACATCATAGCGGTGGGTTCTATTTCCCCCGTTAAATTCATTAATGAAATTGTCAAGATTATTTGCCATTAATATGAACTCCCACCAGAAGAACTAGAAGATCTATTTGTCGTCGGACTACTTGTCGAAGTACTGGAAGAAGATCCTGACGTAGTTGGCAAACCCTGAGTTGTTTGTATACCAGACGAAGTTTGAAATCTCAAACTTACGTCCTGAATACTTAGACGAAATTGTAGTGTTGCATCGCAAATTAGTCTATTTTCAGCAATAATATTTTCCGGGTTATTTGTTGCATCACAAATAACCGAAAATCCTGTTAATGCACCAGCAGCAACCATTCTTCTCAGGATAGAGTCTATTGCTGATGTAAGGCCGGATCTATTTGTAGCATCATTTATTCTGAACATATAATCTCTAATAATGTTGGAAATTGATCGGCTAATTTGAAGATATGTTGAAGATACATTAACATAATTAAATATCTTTTGATTAACATCTTGGTTTCCGGTTCTATCACCAAACAAAACTGACCCATATCCTTCAAACGTTCTTATCGGATTTATATAATCTGTTGCAAGTGCTTCGCGATCAGTTGCAGTGAGATCATATTCCATTCTAATAACATCTAGTAATGCTCCCGCTCCTGTACCAGCAGGTGATGTATATGGGCGAGAACCTGAAGCAACCCGCGCCATACATCCTGCAACATCAGCAGCAACTCCTGTTGTTATTAGATTAGCCTTTGTATCATTTTCAGATACTAAATTTGACGAAGTTCCTAAATGAACTTTTTGTCCAGCAACATGAAAAGTTAATTTATTCTGATTTGTATCTACAGTTGGTATACCATCCGGTCTGGTAGAAGATATAGGAGCTTTAACATTTACTTGGCAAATTGCAATACAGTCTCCTCTATTTTGAGCGATACTAGTAATTGTATTATTATATGATGGAGATGTAGTATAGATACAATTGATTACTTTTGGTGTATTTTCTATAGTTTGTACCCCATTATTTATTGTGTCTGGTAGGTTATCTGGTGCTCCTGCAACAAAACACTTACCTCCATATCGCAGGTAATTTAAAACTGCATAAAAATCCTCTGAGATTCCGGGATCAGTCTGATCAAAATTGATTACTCCATTTGGCCAGTTTAATCCTGTTCGATTATTTCTATTTGATTTGTCTGGAGTTTCATTTATATAAGTCGAAGTACCATCTGGATCTAGTCCATTAAAAATATACCAACCCGTAGTACCGGTCGAGGAAAGTCTTGATAGTAGATCGGTAGGATTTTCTATTATCATATATTCTTGATTACGTTCATTCTCGTTTCCTAATGCAGCCAATAAATTACCATAACTTATAAAAGCTGCCATAAAATCACTATTTCGTTCTGGTGGGGATGTAACAAATCCTTGTGATTTGTTCAGATCTATGGTAATATCAGTCATGTGATTCTCCGGAAGTAATGTGTATTTCTAAGGTATTTATAGAAATGGAGTGTCGGACGAGTCATCTCCACTTCTCCAATAATCTTCTCCATCATAAAAAGATGTGGGTTCCTGATCATCAATCGTGGTTGAGAATCCAAAGGGTAAAATATCTTCCTCAATTCTCTTCATTTCATCTTCATAAATGTCTTTTCTGATGTCCATATCAGTCAGATTTTTGAAATATTCCTGTCTGGTGAGCCAAGCAAATAACACCAAACACATTACTAGGTCATCATTGTGACCATCATCTGCTTCAAATGATGCTCCTTTTGC